GCTACTTTTCAAATCTCACAAGATGTTAATGCAGATGTTGAGACTTTCGTTTCATCTGATAGTGGTAGTAATTATGACCAAGTAGCACTAGCAACAGGTGGTGAACAAAGTTCTAGTTTTTCTAATTTCAGTTCATCTTCACAATGTTTTGTAAATGTTAGTAATGCAAGTACATTTCGTGTAAAATTTATTCTTAGCGGTGTTGCTTCTACCGATACAAGATTACAAGGTAATACTAATCGTAATTCAACAGCATTTACATTTATTAGATTAGGAGATACTCAATAATGTGTGAGTGTTGCGAAGACTTCGATTGTATCTGTAAGTAATGCCTAGTATATCAGATAAAACAGAAATAGGTTTACCTATAAAAAATCTGATAGGTTTAATAGTTGGTACTGCTGCTGCAGTTTATGGTTACTTTGGTATCATAGAAAGATTAAATAACATTGAAACTAGGCAGACCTTATTTGAAGCAGATCTAGTTAAAGCTGCTGACCAGACACCAGTAGACCAAGAACAGTTCATGTTGTTGGAGTTTATATCAGGTCAAGTAGAAGGTGTTGTAGAAGATTTAGAGAACATGGCACATAACAAAGTAAACATTATGAGATTACAAACAGACATGGAAAAAGCATTAACTGATATTGAATCATTAAAGGATAAGATTAGAGCCAATGGTCATTAAAACAGTATTAGCTTTATGTTTGTTTACTGGTGGTTCATTAATAGAACATACTATACAAGATTCTCTTAGTGAGTGTTTAAAGAATAAAAGAGTTATGGAACGTAATATGAGAGATGCTCAGATTGTATGTGGAGAAGTAGAAGCTGAAATTGACATAAAGATTATAAATGGTGTAGAATATGAGTTCATTAAATCTATAAGGAAAAAGGGATAATATGAGTACAATTAAAGAAGTAGAATCATTATTAAGAAAAGCTAAGAAAAGAATTAAAGATCTAGAAGAACAACTAGCTCTCGCCCATGAAAGATTAAATGGATCGTATGATAGAAATTTCTCTTTACGAACTGGGTTAATTAATCTATCAATAGACGAAATTATAGCTTTAAAAGAAAAACATAAAGAATTGCAACAAGAAAAATTAAATGGATAATACAGAGAAACTAGCTAACCTTGATAAAGAAGTAGCTGTTATTTCTCAACGCCTTGATACTATTCAAAACAATCACTTATATCATATAGAAAAAGATATGGCTGGAATTAAAAAAGTTATGTATTCGGTAGGATTTCTAGTATTTTCTAATTTACTTGGCTGGATATTTGCAATAACCTTAAAAATGTTTTGAACGTTTATGCTATTATTATTGCTTGTGTACAAGCTACATCAACACCACTAGAAAAGACTTGTGAAACTATACCTTTATACAATCCTTTTAATAATGTTTCTGAGTGTTTATTATACATTGATGAATTTTCTTCTACAATATCTTTAAGTAATACAGACTTGTATGTTACAGGTTTTTGTACTACAAAAGATATAAATGAAACATGAAAAGATTCTTTGCGTTTCAGATACACACTTTCCGTATCATCACCCAGATACTTTTAGGTTCTTAGAAAAACTTAAAAAAACTTACAAGCCAGACACTGTTGTTCATATAGGAGATGAAATGGACTGGCATAGTATTAATGTATCTCATGTTATAAATCCTGACTTACCAAGCCCAGCTGACGAACTTCTAGCTGGACAATCTCTATGTAAACAATTAGAGAAGATCTTTCCTAAGATGACTTTATTAGAAAGTAATCATGGATCTATGGTTCTAAGAAGAGCTATGGCTAAAGGTATGTCTAAATGGTTTATTAAAGATTATAATGAGATACTAGATGTAGGTTCTGGTTGGAGATGGACTGAAAGACATATGCTTGAAACTAGCAAAGGAAGAGTTGTTTTTGCTCATCAGTTCTGCAAAGATATCTCAAAAGCTTGTAGAGAAACATCTATGAGTTGCGTACAAGGTCATTTTCATACAGTATCAGAAGTCAAATATGTGGGTAATGACTTTCATTTAAACTGGGGTATGTCTTTAGGATGTTTAGTAGACAAGAAATCATTAGCTATGGCTTACATGAAAGTAAATTTAGCCAAGCCAGTATTGTCTTGTGGAGTTATTACTCATGGTATACCTTACATAGTTCCGATGGTTCTTAAAGCAAATGGATCATGGGATAACAATATCTATCTATAGGAGTATAAAATGGATGATATATTAGACGACATAATAAAAAGATTAGAGCGAGTAGAAATAGCACTCGGTCTAGAAGGAGATGAAGATGAATATGATGAAGAATATGATATCGAAATTGATGACGATATGGGAGAAACTAGACAATAAATTACAAATAGTAATTATTGCTGTAGTTGTACTCGCAGTCTATGAATTAATATTTTAATGATTAACTTACTAGGTGCTATTGGACCTATTGCTAAAATTGCTTTAGGCGTTGTTGATAAGTCAGTTGGTGATAAAGATTTAAAAGAAAAGTTAAAGTCTGAAATTTCACAACAACTATTAAACAATGATAGTAAAGAGCTACAAGCAGCAGCATCAATCATTCAAACAGAAGCTGGTAGTAAACACTGGCTTACTGCAACATGGCGACCAGCATTGATGTGGATATGCATCATTGTAATTTTTAATAATTACATCTTAATGCCATTCGCTAATTTAATATTCGGTACGTCAGTAGAACTGTCTATACCTGATCCTATGTGGAATCTTCTAACAATCGGTGTTGGAGGGTATATTGCTGGTAGATCAGGAGAAAAGATAGCTGAAAGCTGGAAAAAGTAGGCTTTTAAAGCTCATACAGGGGGTACTTAAACATCTCCCTGTATGATTGCCTTCAATATATAACTTCTTTTTGTATAGCTAAAAAATCAGGGGTAGGTGCGGAGGACATGAACCTACCCCTGTTTGAGAGTAGGAAAGAAAACAAAAGAAACTACTCTCATTATTTGTACTCAACTTATTTGTAGACGAAAGGTTAATCTACAATAGACCATAAGTATTAGTACAAAACTATCTGTGTAGGCGTGTAGCCACCAGCTGTCATGCTTTACGCTCACTACCTTATGTCTTTCCTACACAGTTCCATATGGAAACTAAAATGGTATGGGATCGTCTGGTAAATCATTAGATGGTTCTTCACTAGAAGAATTATCATTTTTTCTACCTACAATCTTTAAGTCACCATTATACATTGGCACTACAACTTCTGTAGTATATCTGTTCTCTCCATTGTACTCGTATTTACGAGTTTCTAACTGACCTTCTACATAGACTTGCATACCTTTCTTGTAATGCTTTTCTACTGTTTCAGCTATTCTAGGATCAAACACAACTACATTGTGCCATTGTGTTTTTTCTGTTAGTTCGCCTTTAGCATTGTTATACTTTTCATGTGTTGCCACAGATAACTTAGCGAACTTTTTTTCTTTACTAGATATCTTAATCTCAGGTTGATTACCTAGATTACCTACTAGTATTACTTTATTTATCATTATGTTCTTTCTCCTTTCTAAGAGCAAACGAGGTTTTAACATCAGCTAAATAATTAACTATTAAAGTTCTAACTAATTTAGATGAATTAATATTGTTTGCACTAATATAATCTACAAATTCTTTTTTCAAAGATTCTGGTACAGACGTGTTAATATAACATGGTTTACCCTCTGATTTAAAAACACGAGTTTGAACTAATTGATTATGTATTATTAATGAGTTCATTAATATGCTCCTTCCATTCTACGTTCTAGTTCTTGTTGAGCTAGATCAGAAGTCATATCACCGACTGCTAGATCTACCTCTTCGTCTAACCATTCTCTACCTAACGTTAATAAAATTAGATAACGTTTCCAAGTAGTTATCCCATAAAATACATTATGGCATATTTCATAATGGTCTAAACCTTCATAATAATCTTCTACAGATTCTGCTACAATATCAGATCCCCAAGATTCTAGTTTTTGTTTAATCATTTTTATATAGTTTCCTTCCTAATACACTAAAGAATCTTTGTTCTTTAAGTCTATAATATCCCCATGATGGATATTGAATAGTAAAGTTAGTATTCTTTAATGTGTTAAATATTCCGTCAGTAAAATCCCATGCACTAAACCTGAGTTTTTTAAGCCCACTACCTTGTTTGTAGTAGGCTTCATACATGTTGTTATCAGGTAGCATAGATACATTAATTAGATCTTCTCCTTTAAATGTATAACTCATTAGTTAGCTACCTTTAGTTCTTTTACTTTAGATTGATTTGCTGTTGAAAACTTAGATTTCATTTCTTCAACATATTTATTGTTGTCAAACAAACCTAAGAATACATCAGCTGCCATACCTAGATGCGACATAGCTTTTGTCATAGCGTCTGTCATAGCTTTCTTAGGTGCTTCGTCATCTAGTGTACCTTTAGTATTATATAAAGGATTGACTGCTGATACTGGACCATACCAATTAAATTGCTTGTCAGTATCTTCTCGCCAACCTATTTTAAGTTCTGCAAATACACATTTATCTGTATAAGTATAATTAACTATGTAAGTCCAACCTTCACCCACTGGACCAAAATGATCTGTCATTTTCATAACCTGATACATTGGATCAGTAGTTGTTAGTTCTCTACCAAACTTATTAAAAGCTTTGGTAAACTTGGGATCAGTATGTTTGAAACTATCCCATACTCTTTTGTTATCACTCATTTAAACATCTCCTGTTGTTTTGTTAGTTTGTCTTTATGAATCCAAGCTATAACATTTCTGTTATTGCTATTCTTCCTTCGTTCACCTGAATCTTCTAGAATATCTAGTTGATTTAACTCAGTTATTCTAGCTCTTACACTTATAAGATTTTGATTCAATTGATCGGCTACTTCATCAGCTGTGTATGTATTATATTCACCGAACTTAAATACATCTTCAATAGCAAATCTTAATCTTGGATATTGCATATTGATTTTGTCAGCTGCTTCTTTGCTAGTTGATCGAGCCTTGTAACCAGCTCGGTATGGATATGATGACTTCGTCTGATAATCCATTTATTTTCTCCTTCTGTTGTGTAAATGCTTCAAAGTCTACATAATCTGGTGGCTGAATATCAGCTTGGACATAAGCCCACAAGTGTGTTTCAGCATATAATAGTTTATGAATAAACTCTATGTCAGCATCTATTTCATAGATTTTGTGTTGTAAGTTACCTATCAACACAGATAGATATGTTTTCCTTAATCCTGTTACTAACATATAATGTTGTAACTGTGGATAGTATCTATCAATCACATCTTTTGCACTAAACGGACTTACATGTTTAGCTTCAAATACAGCTTGTTTCTCATGTATTATTCCGTCTACTGTTGCGTGTAAAAATTCTACATCTTCATTTTTATACACTTTGTTATTGTTTGTTACTTCTAAACCAGTACGTTTCTCAAACCAATTAATATTAAATGGTTCAGTATGTAATCCCATTTGTACTGGTAATACATTTGAGAGATCTTCACGTTCTGCTCTATTAGTTTTTAATAACCAGATGTCTTTCCATTCACCTTTAACTATTTTGATAGCATCTGTGCCACCAAAAGTTACTTGGATCTTATCTGCTGGAACTTCTCTCTGGTTCTTTCTTTTCTTAGTTGCCATTCATTATTTTCCTTTCTGTATTTATTATATAGCATTTCTGCTACATGATAAACTTTTCTATTATCTAATACTCTTTGAGAAGTATAGAAGTTTCTAAAAAGCATATACTGTTCATAAGTAAAATACTTCTTAGCAGCTCTTAGAATCATTTCTCTTTTCATTTGTTTAGCAGCCATAGGGCTGATAGATTTAGTTTCTTGTTTAACTACTTCACGTTTATGTCTACCTAGTATATCAGTTAAGTTTTTCATATTTTTCAACCTTAGATTCTAACTCATTAATTTTATTTTCTAAATCTCTTAGATGTTGTAAATTACATTGAGTTATATCTTCTGATAAAGTTATTAAAGAAGTAGTACAAATCTCTATTGCTTTACCTTTAGCATGGTATAGCTCATATGATTCTGTTTTAGTTAAACTAAGATATAGTTTCTCTTGGTAGTATACTAACCTCATGATCTTTCCTTTCTGTTAATGTTATTTGACAGCCTAAAGTATCTGCCCAGCAACAAAAAAGATAACCACTCGGTTTGCGTATGCCTACTTCCCATTTGGAAACAAGACCTCTAGCAACACCCAATAGTTCATCTACTGTCGCTTGGGTATACCCCAGCTTCTCTCTAGCTTTGACAAACTGGGGTATAACTTCCTTATAGAATCTCTTGCCTAATGCATACTCCATAAAGAATTGATACAATAAATTATGCAGCAAGTAAAGTGTTCCAATCTTGTGACTGTAACATACTAGCTACCTTATCAGATCGTGTTCTGAACTTATTCATGGGTTGACCTTTACCCTCTGGGTGTGTAGCCCAGTGTGTAGCAGTTTGATATACTGCATACATATTAAGACCATATCTACGTTTATATGAATCCCAATGAGTTGATAGTTCTGACATAGCATAACTTGAAACTCTAGGATGTAGAGGATCATCAATAGATGCTAATGTATTCTCAAACAAATGTTTTACATTATCTTGAGCTATAGTTTTCTTAGCCATTAGCTCAAACCATTCTGGATATTGATTAAAAGCATCTAATGCTCTTGATATATCAGAAGCACCGAGAGATGTTTTGGTATTCCAATTCTTTTTGGACATACCTTTGATCTTCCAATCGGCTCTCATACAACCATTAAGACAATATACAATCATAGGACCAAATATAAATTGTTCAGCCCAACGTAAATTGTAGGCAGTCCAAGCCCATAGTCTGAGCTTCATTGTATCTTTTCCAAAGGTAGTAGTCGTACCATGAAAGGTAATTAAACGACTAAATTTACCACCATTGTCAAGCATATCATCTTGTACTTCTACATTGTCTAAGTCTAATGTATTTGATTCCATTAAACCTGTGTTTAACATATTGACAAAATCAGGATAAGTCCTGAGATTATCGGCACTTGCGTTGCTCATAGTGGCTATATATTTATCGCCATTAAACAATGCTTTCTTATCTGGTATTTGTTCATACCAAGTATTGTTATCATCATCACCATTTAAGTAACATAATGTTCTAGTATTGGGGATAATGTTACAATTATCTGCTATGTGCAGTTTACTTTCTGTAGGTATCATGTATATTCCTTTCTAATCACATTATAGACCTTCTGTTCTGGTGGGGGAGAATATCCCCCATCAGTTAAATAATTATAAAACTTATCTAGATTCCCATGATTCTAACTTCTCAGAGATAATATCTATAGTTTGTCTATCAGTATCTCTAATAGCAGTTAGTTGTTTAATAATACCTTTAAGTATTAGAGTTTCGGTTTTATTAAAATCATGAGCTGGATTGTTAGCTTGTTTGACATATGCAAGTGCATTAACAATCATGGTCTTACGCTCATGTATTAGCATTCCTTGTTCCTCTAGATCTTCTCTAATTTGCTGATCTAGTTGTTTTACTTTCGCCATGTATATACTCCTGTGGTTTTAATTGCATATCTAATAAAGCAATACGTTCTTCATGTTTCAGTAAGTCATTTTTTCTTAAACAATCTATTAATTTGATATTAGACATATACAATGCATGAACTCTTTCATGTAAATCTTTAATCATGTCTAATAAATCTAACATATTACGTTCAGACTGTTGCATTTTCTGGTTCTCCTTCCCATTCGGCTTCAGTACGATATCGGTTACCTGTCGGTTTATTGACATTTCCAATAATATCACCAGTTCTAGCATCATAAACAAAGCCTTCAGGGCTGATATGAAATACCTTTTTAGGTGTGTGGTCGAATGGATTATTGTTAAGTTCCCTTTCGACTTTGTTATGTTTGTACAAATTGGTCATAGTCTTTGAAAAGTCAGGACTTAGTAATATTTTGTAATACCAAGTAACTCTACCTTTACCATACTTGTACGCTTCGGTTGTTGCTAAGCCTTTTGCTACAGCAGCTGTCGTTCTACTTATAAATGAGATCATTTTGCACTCCTTTCGTGTATAGATCTTCTACTAATGTGTAATCTTCTGGAGATATTTCTTCCATAAATCCACCTTCACATGTTAAACATGGATTTTCATCCACATAACATTCGCCATTGCATTCAGGACAGATTGTCTTTGACATCACACATAGCCTCTTGTTTAATTAAATCCCAATCACCTTCTGTTAAGATTCTGGAATCACCATTTAAAAAAGTAAGTTTATAATAGTATATATTCTTACCATTGTAAATAACGCTGTATTTATTTATTGACTTAAATGTAATCATTATATTTTCCTTTCATAAAAATCTTTAAACGGTTTATTAATTCGTTTACTGATATATGGTTTCCTATTCTTTATCCTCTCTTTCCTTTCTCTTTCGAGGATAAGTTCCATATGTAATTCCTCACTTACTTTATTAATTTCCTTCTTATATTCTTCTATTGTTGAAGGATAATATCCACGAGGTCTTATACCATAGAGATCTTTATATAAATCACTATAAGTAGTAGCTAAATAGCATAATACCTCATGTTCTTGTTTCGTTATTACAGTATGTATCATTTCACTTTTCCTTTCTGTTAAATCTCATTCGGTTCTTTCATGGCGAACGAAGTGAGCCAGTTTTTTGGGTGAAACCCCTTCCATATTTAATTCAAGGTATATCAGGGCTGATTAAACCCTGATATGGGAATTTGTTATAACTGTGATTAACTAGGCAATCACAGGGTCAATCTTGTGACCATTTTGTTCAAGCCACTTAAGAGCATATTGACGTTGAGCAGCTGATTTCTCAGGTGCTTTAGCTTTTGAGGAGTAAGGTACATAAGCTTTGTCAAGTGTTTTGGAGTAAAAATCAACTAGTGCTGATCTTTTAATATTCAACACTTCCAAAGAGTGGTTGTACTTAGTTTCTAAGTCGTCCAATCTTTGGAGTTGATTACCCAAAACCTCAAGGCTTTGCATTAACGCTTTTTCAGTGTTAATGCGAGAGCCATTTTGCTCAGATAGTTTATCTTTGCGTCTAGTGACTTCGTCAAGTTTGCTTTGCAAACTATTAATGCGATAGTCAGTACGCGCAATAGATGAACCTAAATCAATTTCAATGTTGAAGAGATCGTCATGTTCGATCTCTGGTTTGTACTCCACAGCTAATGCAGTCATTACTGCATCTCTCTTGCTGGCTTGGATGTTGGTGTGTTTGTCGTTAGTTTTCATAGTGTTTGTTTCCTTTCGTGAGTAGCTATTTTTTACGCTCTCACCCTTGAGCGAAGGGATATCAGGAAATCGCCCTTAGGTGATTTTCCCCAAGCGTGGTGGAGCGTAAACAAATTGATGCTCATGAAACAGGTGGAAACAGACACATGACAAACTAGATGAACATGGCAACACCAAGTAGCTAGAGAATGCTAATGACAAGTTAGACCTGTGGAGAGTACAAATTAGAGAGAGATTCTCTCAGACAGCTACAGCGAGGCAAATAGATAAGTGCGTAGCTCTAGGGTGC